TTCCAGCCTTAATACATTTATTAATTAGTGTAGTTACATCTCCTCCCGAACCAGCAGAAGCTTGATAGTAAAACAATCTTGCACTACCGCTATAGCTGCGAACACCAGCAACAATCGTCCTATCTGTATCTTCTAAAGAAGTTGTTTCAAGAACAGCTTGTGAACTAGAGAAAGACCAAGATTGAACTTTGGCAGCTTTAGTGCCGTCAATAAGAAGCTGTCCATCTTTTCCGCTATAAAAAGGCACGACCTAAAAAATCAATACGTTGTGTTTATTCTACGGTGAATCGAGACAAGCAACAAAACTACAACTTACATTACTCAAACCTTTAAAGGAGCTTGTAACGATAGGAGCTTTAGAATAACGCCATTTTAAAGTTGACCCAACCTCTTGAAAATAGTTAGAAAGGTTTGTGCTACCTACTCCGGCTGTTCCGTTTGAAGAGGAAAAAGTCACATAATCATAAACTGAATTAACTTCTCTATAGTTTTCAAGAATCTCATAAGTTTCAGCATCGGTAATATTTGAAAAACCTAACTGCAATGTGGCATTTACTCGTTTGTTTCCATAACGAATATGTGTTTTGGTCCCGTCTAAAGATTCAAAATCTGTACTTGGATATGTACCGGGTGTGTAGCTCCTAGAACTTGGTTTTACTGTTGGAAAAGGTCTTTCAGTAGCCATTAATTCTCCTCGTTAAAAATTTGAGTATTTGAATTAGACCAATTTTGTAACATTGCTAGTTTACCGTCTGCTGTTAATTCTGCGTACGAACCAGATAATTCCACAAGGCCGTCATCTCCAAAAGTAATACTTTCTACTTTGTAGCACTGATCAGATGCTTCTGATTCCTTAATTGTAAATAACGAACCAGCAAAAGCTTTAACAGCATTTGTATTAGAAAAATTTACCGTGGCTTCTGTTACTGGCATTATTTCGCCAGCCACTATTGTTGACGGATTCCAATAATAAAAAGTTTTATTTCCGCTAATTGTGTCTTTACTTACGACAGTTCCATCTTCAAGAATTGCTCCATTATTAAATCGTTGAACATGTTGTGTTGTTGAAAATACTCTAATGTAATCACCCGGTTTAACTCCGTTAATGTAATGAGGGGCTGTTTTGAAATTTACTGTGTGATCTAAATGTTTTCGTAAAACTAATGTATATTTTGCAAACAATGTTGCTGCTGCACGACTAGTGCAAAATCCGCTTAAATCAAAAGTTTCTAATGGATCGTCTACATGATCTAAACCAGCCAATTGAACAATGGCAGACTTTCTTTCAGGAAATCCATTTTCTTGTTCTTGACGATAAAGAACATTTGCTTTGAAAGATTGTCTGTCTTCTGGAGATAAGAAAGAAACACTTAAGTCGCTGATATTTCCATCAGTAAACATTGCTTTAATTTTGGGCTTTGAGTGCGTTCCATCTAGGTCAATTTCAAAAGTATTAGGATCAAAAGGAACAGCAGGGTATAAGCTAAATTTTCCTCCAATAATTGTAAAATCTAATAAACAGTAAAGAGCTTGTTGATAAATAAATTCTCTTAGATTTACTCGATCCGCAATCATTCCGTCCCAGAAAAGGTTATTTGCTTTACAGAACTTTGCTGCAACTGTCATGTTTACATCATCAACAGAAGATTCACTTATAACTGCTCCAGCTCCTAACGTTTTATCTGTCAACAAGGCATAGGCAATTTCAGGAAATAAACTTGTTGCTTTTCGAGTTCCATCTATCAAGCTTTTAACTTTTACTCCTTCTCTAAAATAAGCAGAAAACTGACTAAAGTTTGTCCACTCTTTTGAACTATTAATTCTTAATCCTGCGTAAGCTAGTTTTTCATAAGTTGCTGGTTCTCCTTCTCTTCTATCCCCTTCTGTTTCTACAATTTCATTACAGTATGTGATTTGATGTTCTGGTCCGTCTAAATGACTTGATCTGTCACCTTCATACTGCCAAAAATCAGAAGCAGCATCATAAGGATTTAATTCAGCAGATCCAATTTCATCACTGTAAACACTGGAAGAGGACGTATTAACATTTACATTAAATCGTATATCTGTCGCTCCAGAAGGAAGATTAATATCGTCTTTATCTATATAAACAGTCTGATTGCTTGAATAGTCTTGTCCTACCTCACTTAACGACCATTCTGCATACCACTCAACACCAAGGGAATAAACAATAACATTAGCTTTTAAACCTGAACCATCATCACCAGAAAGTGTTTGAACATTTACTTCTCCGTTAAAAGAAGGAGTTGCTGTTAAGGCTGTCTGCTCATCTTTATTAACTCCATAAATAGGATTGCCATTACTTGTATTGGTTTGATGAGTACCAAGTGTAAATTTCCCGCCTCTTCCATCTAATGTTGTGTAGTGAAATTCAACAGCACTATTGTCGCCGGGCTGTTTTACTTGACCAGCCGCCCATGCAGGGCCATCAAGACCTTGAATATTTAAGGTTACGTCAGCTTTATTAATGTATAAACTATAAGTTGTCCAACCTGCTCTAGGGTAATTTTGAAAACCAACAATAACGGTATGATTTGCTCCTGAACCTGTTACATAACCACCAAAACCCGGATAAAAAAGCTTATTAGTAAATATTCTTACAGATGGTCTTGCTATTGGTAAATTGCTTATTGAATAATCATCTCTACTTCCATCGTGAGTTGTTTGAAAACCAGTAACTTGAAACTGAGCGTTTCCTACTTTTACTTTATTTGGTGAACCTAAATTCCATTCAATATTGCTTAATTTTTGTTTAGTCAGCACATAGTTTTTATCTCCTGCAAATTGAACAACAAAATCTTCTCCATTTACAGTACAGGTAAATTTATCTATAGATCCGGGTGTTCTCGAACCATTGGAATTTAAAACGATAGCATTAACAGGAATATGTCTTTCTCTTGACTCGTAAGCCTTTACTTCTTTAACAACAGCAGCACCCGGCCAAGGAAAAAATCTATATTCGTACTGATCTAAAGTAGGTTGATCTATTCTTATATAGTTATATTGAAATTCTGGAGTATTACCTCTTACACAAAATAAACCAGTATGCACGTTGGTGTTAATTTCAGGTTTTAACCAGTTCCAAGTATCCTGCCCTACCTTTCTAACTTGTAATTTAAAGAAACTATATCTAGTAATAAATTTATTTATATTACCTAATGTCAGTGAAGAGTTGTGATCATAAATTTCATAAATCTTTTCTTCTGTAGGTTTACTATTTACATTTGCAAATTGAATTTCCTTAAATACTTTTGACTTAATTCCTATTTCTGTAATGTGACATCTTCTGTTATTAGAAATAGTTCCTAAAGTAGCTTTCTGAAGTGCATACCGATCATTTGGATTAAATATGTCATTAAAATTCTGTTCATAATAAAATTTATCGTCTTTATTTGTTCCGGGTCTTACTGTAAAAAAGTCTCCATTTGTATTCCAATAAGGATTTCCGCAATGCGTTCCTAATCCACCATTGGGATCATCAATAGATTCATATCTTCCCGTTTCTAATACTTTAAAACTAGCTGATCTGATTTTTGTTCCATCCCAAGGTCTTCCATTAACAGGCAAATTATTTTCCAATATTTGCTCGCAAGTTACTAAAGTTGATCCAGCCATATATTGCTCACCTATTGCAAGATATGAATCAGTAGCTTCTCTAACTGTTTTGGTTGCAGAGTTAATATCTTCAACTCCATGAGGATCCATTGTTAAATTTTTATCACTACTATCTTGCTGATAACCAATACCTTCATATAAACCAAGTCTTCCACTCCCTACTATCTGATATGTCAAGAAGCCGCCAACTGTTGCGTCACTATTACCTGCTTGTTGAGAACTACTTCCAGAGTTAACAAAACCTGCTCTCATAGGCCACGCTCCAAGAAGCTTCCTTCTTTTTTTGAAAGTTATTCTTCCTGCTGGCCTGTAATCAGCACCACTGACGTCACTACGAGTTCTAACTAATTGATAGGGCAACACATAGGCAGTAGCGTTTGGCATTGGATTACTTAATCCAAATGTTGCCTGTGTCGTTGGATTTCTTGTTCCAGAGAAATGTCTTTTATCATCAACTCTAAAAATATTTGTATCTGCTCCTGTAAATATTCCACCATCAATTAAGAAAGGAATGTCCCCATTAGTGTCTTTGTAAATCTTTTCTGCGTGATAGTTTTCTATTAATAAATCACCAATTGCATAACCTTTTAAATCTGGTTTTCTAGCTATTTCACCTAAAGAAAATAGAGCAAGTATTTTTAATTGTTGGTAGCTGCCCAAGCTAACCATTTGCGACCAAAGAAGCTGTGAATTAACACGAATACCTCCGTAAACAATTCCATTTATTAGTTGGCGATTAGTAAAAACAAGAGGAACTAAATCCCCTAAGTTTGCTAAATCTTGAACACTATTAAAACTAAATTGCGGTGCAAACTTCTTAGTACCACCTATATCTGCTG